GGAGATAACTCCGTTGCTAATTGGTTTATTTTTTTCGATTCCATTTAAAATTGATAATTTGAAGGTACTTGACATCTATCATTTAAGAAAGGTACTGTTAAGGTAGTATCTAACTTTACACCGGCTAATAAATCGGGATCGCTTTCAGTAAAAAAACTAAGCGGCATACTTTGCGAAGGAGTCCAGGTTACGATTGAATAATCCTCTGGATATCGCAACTGCGCAACTATATCTCCAGCCACTTGAGTCATGTCCGATAAAACCTCTGTTTCGTTTGTTTCTTCCATCAGCATCCGATCCATAAAGTAAAGACTAAACGAATAACCGATTTCCTTTGCGCCTACTGTTGCACCAGTCAAAGTAAAAAACATAGCCGGGTAAGTTACCTCGCCATTGCTTAACCTTTCCCATACATCGCCGAAATAAACAAAATTAATTTGTTCGTGATCGTTTCCCAGCTTGGTCAGTTCTTTTACTATCTGATTTAATGTCATTTTTCTTTGATTTTTCTAAATAAACCTTCAGCTTATTTTGATTTTTGAAATTTACTTCCTTGCTCATTTAACAACATCCTATATTCCCTTGATATCTTTCCTCAAAAGTTTTTCTGCGCTTACCATCATCCGTATAGTCATCATTGCAACAAGCATCGCCGAGATACATGCTAACTGTGTAACCTTCGTTATCTGGTTTGATCGAATCAATCCCGGAACCAAAATTCAAATAATTAGGATATAAAGCATTGTTCTGCTTTAGGTATTTAATCAATCTCTGCTTATAGAACTCAGCTCTCGCTTTATATCTATTCGCTACATCTATCATGTCCTGCATTGAAGGCGATTCCTGATTTTCGCCAGTCTTGCGTAAAAGTCCTTTATTGTAAAACTGAAACGATAATCCCTGAGGTAATTCCGACATCACGAAATAAATTAAGCAATCCACAATGTAGTCATCAAGCAAAGTTGTCTGCAACTGGGTATATGTCGCAGTATCAACCGCAGTCTGCAACTCGTTGTATAATGCCGAACCCAATGCTGGTAGAATATACATATCCTGCGCAGTCTTGATTTCAGGCAGAACCAATTTCTCATCTACGTTTGCATGTAACCCAGTTCTATCTTTGATTGATTGAACGCTAATAAATAATGTGTTCTTGCTCATTTTCTTGTAACTATATTAGAAACCCATTTGTGTCTGCAACTCGGACTATGTTCATTAGTTCCTGGCTCTGTGTACCAACCGCCTTTTCGATCCCAAACCGAATAACCTAATCTGGCACTAAGTCCTTCGATCTCGGAACGTGAATACATCTTCCCAGCTTCCAATAAAGCAACACAAAATGGTCTGCTTGTTTTCTTATCCGTATTGTTAAATCCTGCTTTCCACTCGTAGGAATAACGAATTAAAATTTCCTTAGTCTGAGGCTGAATTTTTACCAGAATATCGCCCAAAGGTTCTGTTAAGATATGCTCTGTGATAATGTTTTCATCAATGCCTTCTCCGATTGCATATTCATTGACTTGAACATATCCGTTTTCAACAAGCGATTTGATTACCAAATTAATTGTATCAACACTCTGATCTAAAGTTGTAGCCAAAACATCAGCAGTAATCCGCTTATCCTTTGACATTAAGTCCAAAACATTGGCTTGTAACTGGCTAACCTCGGCAAACATCTGATGCTCTAAATCATCATTAAACCTTTCCTTTTGCTTCCAAACATGAAACTTATCCTTTGCTTCGCCGAACTCAAAAAATGCGCTGAAATCGTCTGCAAATTGCGCTTGTTGAACTACCCGAACTGTATCTTCAGCTGGTTGGTATTTTGTCATGTCAATCCCTGCCTTCTCCAATAACCACTCTTTAGGTGCGATTTCTTTAAGTAAGTTTTCTGTAAACTCAAAACCGATAGGCTCAGTCGGGATGATGCTTAATTCAGGTTCTGCAATTCCTTTGTACTTAGCCAACATATTGAACACACTCTCTAAGTGCATCTGCTTACTATTTACATAAGTATTTTTAAATATCTCGTAACCATCGCGCATCTCTGAACGTGAACCCAGCTTTCCAGCTTCAGCAATACCGAAAATGGAAGGAGTTGTGATCTGATGTCCGCTGAAAATATTAGTCTGAATCAATGAATCTACTCTGCCAAAATCCTCTTTTGTAATATCCGAAGTTCCCAGATCATCAACAATTGGCTTTCTCGCGCTATCATTTACGAAAGCTAAAATAAACTTTTTGCCATCGGATCCCGAAAATCTGTTAGTGAAACGCTTTTCAATGTTACGTTTCTCCTCATCTGAAGGCTCTCCGTTTGGTAACGTGATTAATTTACTTGCAGAAAAACCAGTCTGAGCATTACCCAGAACGTGCTTAGAAATTTCAATATCTGATTCGATGTAATTAAGCGCACCGAAGTAACCAGGCAAAGAATAAAAACCCATATTTGGGCGATATTCTTTTACATAAAGGATTTGTTTTCCGTATGGATTAGCTGGATTGAACGCTGGGTAAACTTGCGCTTTTTCCATCCGATCATTCCACTCCTCTTTGTACCAAAATTGTGTATTGTCTTTATTGGTTCTGATCTTAGTATAATCGCAATGCCAGATCTCAGAAAGCAATCCGGTCGCTGAAAAGATAATCTCTAAATAATAACCGCCGAATAATTCCGCATCCAAAGAAACTTTCCTTGTCAGATCGTTAAGGCTTTCCATTCGATTGACTTTCTCAATGAATTGCTCTGCCGATTCGCTACCTTTCCAGCCATTTGCTGAAATATAATGCACCTTGCTTTTAATGATCGCATTATGCTTTGCAGACTTATTGAAAAGATCAACTAAATAATTCGGGTAATCGTTGCGATCTCCGTACTGAATATATCCTTCGCCTTTCTTTTCCTTAAATTCTGGTTGCCTTGCCTCCGCAAATGTCACTACTCTTAGATCCATTATTGTCTTATTTTGTAAGTGTCTGTTGTATTGTATTCCGTAAACTCAAAAGGAGTTCCAACTAATTCCATGATTCCTGATTCCAAAGCATTTAATCCAGCAGGATTAGTGTTGCTTGTGCTTGTTTGCTCATAAACAACGTAATCGTACTGACCATTTAATGCAGTCGAAAAATTAGTATTTGTAACAAAGCTGAACTCATTGTACCTATCCTTGTACTGGCTTAGATCCGTATTGTTTAACCTCACAAATTTAATCTCTGTATTTGCGCTTCGATTCGTGAATACAAATAAATAATTCGGGTTAGTCAATAACTGCTTTTCAGTCAATGTCAATATAACTATTTGTGTTTGTCCCTTGGTTAACCTGATCATATATCACTAAATAGCAAAGTGATGTAAATTTTACAAAATAAAAAAACCGCTGACCATCACGATCAGCGGTTAACCTAAACACTACTATGAAAAATTAAGATCCTGGAGTTTCTAAAGCAGATGCAACAGTTCCAAGTACACTTGGTGCTAATGCTGGTTCTGATCCAGTAAAAGTCAAAGTAAATCCACTTCTGTCGCCCTGAGCAGTTCCGGTTGAAGCTGCGTTTGCAGTCATATCAATTCCTCTGGTTTTACCAAGGTACCAATATATTCCGTTACTATCTTTCGCAACTGCAACTAAAGAGTTTTGCGCTAATAAAAGCAACTCATTTCTTGTGTTAGTTTGTAGCTTGTTTAAAATGATCTGCAATTCTTGACCATAGAAAACAGTTCCGTTTGCAACAGAAGCAGTCATCGTTTGGTTAAACATCGAAGTATCTTTTACTAAAGCATATTTCCAAAAACGCTTTCCAGCAGCCTTAGTCAAAGCAGTTATTACACCACTTGCTTCGGTTGTTGCGGTTACGTTTGCGGCTTCTGTGAAATATACTTCGACAATGCCTCCGAGGCTATCTCTGCAGTCTAAGCTATACCCTTGTGTTAATGCACACGCCATATCTTTCTTATTTAATTATTTAAAAAATACGGGGGTTTTACCCCCCATTATTATGCTAAGATAAACTTAACGATTTCGTCTGGGAAAGCTACGTTTACGCCCATTTTGAACTCAGATACAAATCTAACCTGATCTGCTTCCTTTGCGTAGAAGATTTCAAATTTATCTTCTTCGTTTAGCAAGTCAGTTCCTAAGAATAGGTTGCTCAAACGCATTGCATAAACTTTGTTAGTTCCGTTCAATCCAGCTACTGCGATCACTTTGATCATTGTACCCGGTAAAACAAACTCGCTATCAGCTTTTACATCAATTGAGTAATGGAACTGGTTTGCGTTCTTTAATGCGATTGTGTAAGTTCTGAAAAGATCCTGACCGCAGAAGATAGTCATATCATCAGCAGCAACTACTTGTGCAGGAATTGCAGCATAAACACCATCAAAAATGCTGATTACATTCGCAGCAGTAATTGAAGATAAAGGTGCGCCAGAAATGTAAGTTGAAGCATTTGCAGCAACAACGCC